GTATAACGGCATTGAATTGAAAGATGTCGATTTTGAGACTGTTCTCAATTTTATGATTGACAAATTTGAGAGGCATAAGAAAACGCAGGATAGCATCATTGAACGTATGAAATTGCGTCAGCGTAAGCTTGAATTGTGTGGCATCGATGGGTGTAGACAAATTAAGAATTATTGCAAGAAACACAAACATTGTTGTGATCCAGTGATTCGCTTGGATAGTCTTGAACAGTGCAATTTTAGCGATACTGACAGTGTGGAAGAATCTCATGATAATTTGCAGGATGGAAGTTTTGATGGAGATACTGTGAATTCAGAAAATTATAGTGTCGCTTCCAGAGAGATCTCGAATGATGAGGTTGAGGCATATCTTGCTATGATTCATGAGAGGGAAATTGCTGATGGAGATCCCCTTGCTGACTATAGTGATTTTGGAGATTTGGATCAACTTGATGATGACACTAATGATCCTCTCGAGGATTATCATCCTCATTGGGGAGAAGAAATCGTGAACAGCATTGAGAAATCAGGCCAGACGATTTATAATCGTATATCCAACGATTTGTTTGGCCTGGGTACTGCAACTGAGAGTCTTACTGCTTACATGATATTGCGTGCTGGAAGGAAGTTTTCTCGCCATTGGGATTGGATGTCTTTGGTTCCCACACCATGGTTAAACAATGACAGATTTTTCCAATTTTGTATGCTTGGATCACAGAGCAGATTGAAGTTTCGGTATGTGCGATTGACAGTTGCATTGTGGACATCAATTGGGGCTACATGCTATATGGTTCGTAATAGGGATCCAATCATGTTCAAACCACTTTTGCCAATATCCCTATTTGGTGGATGTTGTGTGCAGCGGACAATGGTTCGCGTTGTCGAACACCAGTTTCGCAAAGAGTTGCGTAGGCGCAATACAATTGCACCAATGTTTGAAGATTTGCGCAATCGGCACATTGGAAATTTGTGTAAAGCTGGAGGCATTATTGCTGTCCTGTACGGGATTTCACGAGTGTATAAAGCTTGGCGCAATAAGCGAAACACTTTGGAAGCGCACGGCTCATTGCATCCTATGACGCGAGAAGAAGTGGAAAAACGAGATGCGGAGGCTAGTCCCTGGACACCAATCGTTGAGCGTCCATTGCCTGTGCAGAATGTCGCAAGGAATACCACATCGAAACAGCTGAAAGATATGTTACTGACGAATTTGAGATATGCATCCATTAAGACTTCTGAAGGACGAATGGCTGCAAATTGTTTGTTTTTGAGATCGAATTTATTGTTATTGCCTCAGCATTATTTTATTGACGATGAATTGGATGTTGATTTCATATATACAGATCCTGACGCTAATGGTGGCAAATTTTCTGCAATTTTGAGCAAAAGTACAGCGTATTTCGTGCCTGGCACTGATATTGCGATGTGTTATGTGCCCAATGGTGGATCGTTTCGAGATTTGACAGGATATTTACCAGATGGTTTGTTGTCCAAATGTGAATTTATTATGATTCACAGAGACAAGATGGGAAGTGTTTC